GAAGCTCTGCGATTTCCTTCTCGCGCTGCTTGGTGGATTGCTCCTCCATGCGCTTGATGCGCTTCTCGGTGTCGTTGCGGAGCTTCTTCAGCTCCTTCTCGACGTTCTTTGCCCGTGTGCGCTGGGAGCGGATGAACTCTGCCGCAGAGGCAAAGCCACCCTCGGGAGGATCGCCCTTCCACTCGGTTTCGGGCTTCCAGCCTAGCTCACGCGCGACTGTTTCAAGGTCGTCAGCCTTGGCCTCGGGAGCGTCAGCAACCGGCGCCGGGGCTTCCTGCTCCAGAACGTCGTCGCTCATGCCGCCACCTTGGCGCTCTCAGCGTCAGCCGTGCGAATGCCGACGATCTCCTTGTCCTTCATCACGCGATAGACACGGCCATCAGCTCCGACGAAGGACTTGCCGGCATAGCGTGCAAACATCACGCGTTCGCCGATCTTCGGGATTGCGTCAGGGTTCGGGAAGTCGTCCTCGTTGAATGCCAGCGGTGAGATGGCGACTAACAGCCCCTCATCCCCGCCCTCGTCTTCACGCTGGGCGCTGGTTTCGGGAACGAAGATACCCGAGGCCCGTTGCCGTTGGACGACACGCGGGAGCACGAGGCAGTTGAACTCAAGGGGTTTCATCCCCGGATTGGTTTCCTCAACCTTCGGAAGTTTCTCGAAGGTCAGGGTAGAGTGATGCAAGGACATCTGTTCCCTTTCGATTGATCACGTCATCAAGCGTTCTTGCCTGAATCCTCAGTTGCCGGAGCTGGTCAGGTGGCGGGTCTGCTTCTGATTCCCATACCGCCCGCGTCCAGTCCGATTGCAGTTCCTTCTGTTCGCTCTGGAGCGATGCAAAAAATGCCTCCGTCATCGGAAGCGTTCGCCATGCCTGGAACTCTTCCAGCCAGTCTGCGCGCTGTTGTGGGGTCATGCCGCTAACAGCAGGATCATGATGTCTATTTCATCCTCATCTGTGCCGTTGCTCAGGTTGGCCGAGAACGATGACGAGCCCCGGAAACTTCCCGAGATTGACCCAGTTTCGAAGCGCTCTCGCGCTTCACGGTCGAGGCGCTCCTGCCGATCGCGCTGCCACCACGAGGCAACAGCCGAAATGGGCCAAGTCCGACGAACCCCATCCAGTACGTTGCGGAAATCCTGAGACGCCCCGGAACTGAGCGCCGTTAGCCTTCCTGTAAATGTCGAGGTTCCAGCGAACGAGCCGGAGATTGACCCCTCTGGCTGCTCAAGCGTTCCCGTCCATGATGACGAGCCCGCAAAGCTGCCGGACATGGCGTTGGGATCAACAGCAGTTTCCTGCCCGCCCATCGCCTTGAAGTAGAGTGCTTTCCAATAGTCGGCTGAGAAGAAGTTAGCCATCAGTCGAGGTCGTAAGTTATGGCGGTTCGATTGCCGTCCGTGTCCACGCTAGCCACGATGCGGTCCACACCGTCAGCCACCGCATTGCGAATGGTGATGGTCGCGGTCCCGCCGCCGCTGATCTTGCCCGCCGTCGCCGCTGTCACCAGACGCAACGCCTGCCTCAGCGTCAGGCCCGTCTCAACGTCTTCCTGATCCAGAAGGTAGGACGAGAAGCCTTGCGCCTCCAGTGTAATGGCCGGCGCAAATGAGCCTGACACAGACCCGGTCGCATACCGGATCGCCTCAAAGCTTGCGACACCTGCAAAGGCCCCAAGCATGTGTCCGGTCGCCACCACAGCGCCGGAAAACGTCGCAGCGCCCGTGAATGCGCCCGATGCAGCCAGAGCCGCGATGATGTTTCCCTCAAACGCCGCAACGCCTGAGAAAGTACCCGAACCGCTGACGACAAGCTGGCCCGTTCCCGTGAACGTCGCAGCGCCGTCAAACGTGCCGAAGATGTTCCGGCCCGCAGCAATCCCGCCAGACCAGCTCGCTACGCCGATGCTCTCTGAGTGGCTGGACAGACCGCCAGGCTTCTGCGGCAGCATCCAGCTTGAGGGATGCAGGTGGCCGCTCGCGATACCCGACTTGGCCGAATAGCCTTGAGCCGTGAAGATGTTACGACGCGGTCCCGCCTTGTTGTTATTGCCCTGAAGCGCGGACGGGTAAGCGTTATTGCTTACCGTTGCCCCGAAGATACGAACGCCAGCCGACGCGTCGCGGAAGCCGTTCTGTAGCAGCGCCATTAGCCGCCATATCCCCAATCGAAGTCGGCCATAATCGTGCCGCCCGATGTCGTGGCGCCGGTCTGGAACAGCAGGAACTGAATGTTCGCCCCGTCCCTGATCCGCGGGAGCGACGGGAAGGCGTTCACGAAGTCCAGCTTGGTATAGAGGCCAGTCGCCGGCACAGGGATCGTCCACAGCGGCTTGCACAAGCCGATGATGACCGTACCCGAGGCGTGAGCCGTACCCGCCCAGACCAGCGAGACAATGTCGCTGATGCCCGTGTCACCTGTCGCTTTGGGCAGGAATGGATTGTACTTGTTCGCCGCAGTCCCCGAGTTCAGGAGCTGACCTACGCCAAGCGATGCCGTGCTCGTGAATGTCGTCGTCGCACCTGCGCCGCCGCCCGTATCGAGATAGTTGACGATGCACGTCGGGGCGTTGGCGCCCAGCGCCGTGTCAGCCGCAACAAACATCTCAAGGCCAGCGCCGTTCGGATAGCGATCGCCCGTGCCGCCGCCAGATCCGATGGCCGTCATGGTCACGGTCTTTGTGCCTGTGGTCGATACGTTCGTTCCCGACAGTGGGACATAGCCCACGAGGTCAATCGCCATCAGGTACCAAGGCGCGCCCGCAGCCGCGACAATCGATGCACCCGCCGTCAGGAAGTGCTTGGTCGCCGTCGAGACGTTGCCGCCATGATACGGGGCGCCCTCGCCCCATGTGTCGTCAGTCGCAACGTAGGTGAGGTCAGCGCCCGCAAACGTCGCAGCCGGAGGCGAGCCCGCATGGCCTGACAACAGCGTCCAGTGTCCAGCCGTTCCGGCGCTGCTCAGCGTCTTGTTACAAAAGACGTTGCCGTATTTGCCGTTCGTGGTCAGCTGGTTGATCAGGTCGTCTTGGCTGCTAAATCCCATGCGTCAATTCCACGTTGTTTCGAGCATACCCGCCAGGATCGATGAGGCGAGCGAACCGGCGTGACCGGCTGCGAAAAGGTTGAGCACTGCGCCGTCCTTGATCTGGCGCGGCCTGTGATTGATGACCGAGGCAAATTCGTCGCACGCGCCATAAGTCTCAAGGTTGCCAGTCGTTGTCCTGCGGCTTTCCTGCGTCGTGAAGCACTCAAGGATAGGCTGCACGATGACCAGCGCCATCAGCCCGCCGCCGCCCGCCGTGAATGTCACGCTCTCAATCGACTGGACGCCACTGTCTCCCGCCTGAAGCGACAGGTACGGGTGATAGCTAGTCGCGCTTGCTACGCTTGAAGCGACAACCTGCCCGCCGCCAGCAACAGCGAATGTGAAATGGTTCTGGCTCGTCCGCCCTGCCGTGCCGTCCTGATTGGTATAGCTGAACGTGAACTGCCCGTTAGTCGATGAAGCTGACTGGCCAACCGCTATGACCCTGCCGCTTGTGTAGCGCGGCAACGATATCGACGTGGTCAGGTCCTGCTGTTCGCCTACCGCGTCCGTATCCACGAACGGGTAGTACATCAGCAGATCAGCGAGAACGATTTGCTGTCTGCCGTTGGTCGTGCTTGTCGCGCTGCTTGCCGCGCTCATCAGCTTCAGGTTGCGCAGCCATTGCGTTGCCGGCGTCACGCTCGGAACGAAGATGCCGCGTGAGGTTTCAAGTTCTGCCGCAACCAGCGGCTCCGACGCGTAGAAGTTGGCGACAGGCGAACCGGGAAAGTAGCTGTAGTCAATCCATGCGTTCGTGGTCGTGGCCGTCGATGACACGGCCTTGCGGAAGCTGGTGAAGTGGCATTGGCCAGCGTTGTCCGCGTCAGACCATGCGCGAAGATTGCGGAAACCCGCCACGCTCAGTCCTCGCTGCCGTCAAGTTCACCGGCGCCGAATTGCGGCTGAATACCCGACGAAATCGCCAGCGAGGCCGACAGCGCGCCTTTGTAGAGAATTTTTCCCGTGCTGCTTGAAGCCGTGCCAATTGCAAAGTGCGTGGCCGTCTCGCTTGAGCCCGTGCATTGCGGGAACTGGATCAGCGCCGCGTTGGTTACGGTGTTGCCCGACACCGTCCAGCCAGCGCCAGAGCGCGCCACAGCTACGCGCGCATAGCTTGTGTAAGCGCATTCGCTTGTCGTCTGGTTGCCAGCTTCGCCAGGGTCGCCCGTGTGAAGCGACACATATAGCGAGCCCGCCGTGGACGAGCCGCGCAAGCCGGTCGCATCACCGATCAGTGCTGCATCGGTGTTGTTGAACACAAGCTGAAGCAGCTCGGTTTCCCACGTATTACCTTTGGACATGGTCAATCCTATTCAATCTTGATCTTTGAACCGTCAGGCCGTGTCGCCGTCTTTGGCCGGCCAAGCACTTCGGCAAGGGCCTGAAGCCCCATACCTACCGCGTCCGAACTCTTGTCCGGCTTCTCGGATTCGGCCTTCTCGCCCTTCTTGGCGTTGGCTTCCCGATCGTAAGCAGCCATCGTCTGTTCGTGATTGAAGCCCTGCTCACGCGCAGCGCTGGCATCCGCAAGCCGCGCCATCTCGATATTGGTCTTGGCTTCGATTTCCTGCGCCTTAAGCTCAAGCTCGCGCTCTTTGATCGCAGTCTCGCGTTCCTTCAGCGCAACTTCCCGCTCCTTGAGGGAAAGCTCCTGCTGCTTGATGTTCAGCTCGCCGCTCTTGAAGCCGATATCCGCTTCAGCCGTGGCCGCCGCCATCGGATCAGGCTGCTGGACAGCTTCCGGCATCAGCAGCTTCTGCGTCTCGGCACGGATCTTCTCAATCGTTGCAATCTTTTCATCGACATTGAGCTGACCGGCGCCGCCTTCCGCCATGCCGCGTTCATAGGCAATCAGCGCCGCTTCGTGGAACGCCTTTTCGGCCTCCTTAGCGGTCTTCTTGCCCTGCTGTTCCTTGAGGTCGTTATCCAGCTTGACGCCGCGCAGTTCTTCTTTCGCGACTTCGGCCTGATGCTGATCAAGCGGGCTCGGGCCTTCGATGAACGCCTTGGGCCAGTCTGCAATGTTCGCCGCTTGCAGCTCCTGCTCCTGTATCCAGCGGTTATCGATTCCGGGCTGGCCCTTGAATTGAGCCAAGTACTGCGCACGCATCATCCGCTGCATGTCCGTCACGGAGCGGGGATCTGCACCCGGCGCAACGTCCATGTTCTTGAGGTCGAAGTCCTTTGCCAGTTCAGCCAGCGCCTCGGGGCTAAGCTCAACAGGCTGCGGCCTCGGCTTCGGCTGCTGCGGCTGCATCATGGCAGCGCCAGGCATCGGAGGCGGCGGGGCCATCTCAGGCTGTTGCGGCATGTCAGGCGCACCCGGAGGCATCATGCCGTTCGGGACCATCAGCCCGCTCGGACGCTGCTGCATCCCCGGCATCGGCATAGGTGGCCCGCCCATGCCCATCATCGGCATCTGCTGCGAGCCCGGAGGCGGCATTCCCATCAGCTCTAGGAACAGCTCCTCATCATCAAGGAACTCGGCATAGACAGCCGGGTCCAGAAAGCGCGCATTGAGGCGCATCAGGAGGCGGAACTCCTTGCGCATCGCGCGATAGATACGCGTGTAGATCGTCGAGAAGACCTGCATTCCCTGCTCTATCAGGGCAAGGGTCGCTCCCATCGCCTGACCGCTCGGGGCCTCGCCCGTCATCACGTCCTTGACGCTGGTGATGTCTGCCGCGGCTCCAAGCAGGAACTCGACCAACTGGAACAGCACAGGGCTTGGGCCTGCAAACTGAAGCTCGTGAATGGCGTCCGAGACACGGCCCGGAACGTTCACATTGAGGAACTCTGCCGGCTTGATGCGGACTTCACCGCCCCTGAGCCTGAGCCCCTGAGAGATGAACCCGCCGCCCGCGTTCTGCCTGTGCGCTGCGTCGAATATCTGGTTCAGCGCCGTGTTGATCGCAGAGCCCAGGCTTTCGAGAAGCTGGCCGAAGCCCATGCCGTAGACGCTGCCCTCGATATCCGGCAGGAAGCTGTAATCGATCCACGGGCTTTCCCGCATGATCGTCTCAACCTTCCCATCCGTCGAGTTGATGCGGATCGAGTTGGAATAGAACGCAGCCTCAAGCCTCACCAGCTCGCGCTCATCCTTGGAGATGGTCGCGATATAGGGCTCCATCATCCCGTCGCCGTCGAGGTCGTAATACCTCACTTGCTCCAGGTAGATGCACGGCTTCTGGCTGTCCTCGTCCTTCTGGCCCTCATAGTCCCGCTTGTGGTTGAGCCACTTGCCCGAGCCGATCAGCCGATCGATCTCGTAAGGGTACATGGTCGTTGGCTGCGTCATGCGCGGCGCACGGTCGAAGCTCGGCGCGTCGTTGGCGACAACCACATCCTTCGCTGAGGTGAACTCCAGCGTTGGCCGGCCCATGTCCGCGCGCCAGTAGCCCTTGCGGAACCCTGCGCCGATCACGGGGAGCATGTGGAGGAGCTTGTCGGTCCCCGAATCCCACTCATCCATCATGTACATGAGCTGGTAGTTGCCAAAGCGGCTAAGACGGTCAGCGCGCTTGGCCTTCAGCCCTTGCGGGTCTTCACCGACAACCTTGCAGATCATCGGCTGGTCGGAGCGGGTTATCGCGCCATAAGCACGAGCCCCGAATTGGTTCATTGCTGTGGTGAGCAGCGGGTATTTGATGTTGCTTGCACCCTCGAAAGGGTAATTCTTCTTCTCGGGCTTCTGCCGAGCGTTCTTGATGGCGCGGTCTACGCCGTTCAGCCACTCTTCGCGGCTCTTCTCGTCGTGCTCGTATTCACGCACGGCTTCCTCAGCCATGCGCTTGCGGTCTTGTTCGTCTAACCGCTCTGCGAGGTTGCCATCATATTCGGCAATGCTCGCCAGGTTCTGCGCTGTCTTGCGCGAGCCACGGCCCTTGCCAAGCTTGTCGGCGTCCCCGTCGAGGTCGCGGTTATAGGCGAGGTTCTTCGCCATCAGTAGCCCGTCACACTGTCTGCAGAGCGGCGCGCGTTCTGGCGGTTGGCCTCTTCACCAGCCGCTTCGTTGCCAAAGCGCGCATAGCGGAGGCCCGTCATCATGAGATACCGTGTCGCGTCCATCAGGTGATCGTTCTCTTTCACGATATGCACATGCAGGCCGCGCGCGGTCTGGCTCTCGACGCGCCGGTAAAGCCTGAACTCTGCAAACCAGTTGCGGCAGGTCGTGAACACCTTCAGGCGCCCACTCTCCAGCCTGCGGGTGATAGCCATGATGCCCGCCTCAACCGCGTTGTCTGCGGGGTAAAGCTCAAGCCCTAGCTGTCGGTATTCTTCCAGCAGGTTCGAGCCGTCCTTCTGGTTTGAGCCGGCAGAGGCAGGATCGATCGCGCCTGGAATGTCGCCTGCGCCCTTGATGGCGTCGGCGTGGATCTGAGGCGGGCGCTGGCCCTGATAATATTCGGCGTAGATGTAGACCGTGTCCGTATCCCGGTCATGCGCGCCCCAGATGGCAGCGGTGCGCTTCCAGCCTACGTCGAAGCCATAGGCGCGCGGCCACCAGTCGGGAATGCGGAACGGCTCAACTGTGAATATCGCCTCATCAATCGGGTAGATCGCGCCAGCCCCGAGCATGGGGATGCCCTTGGCGCGTGCGTCACGTTGGTGGGCCGGATAGCTCTGGAGCATCTCCTCCTGATCGGCCTGCGGGATGTGCGGGACATCCGCCCAGCCGATCTGCTGCATGTATTTGCTCATGAGACAGTCGGCGCGAGATGGGGCATGAACTGCAACGTAACCTCGGTCATGCCCTCGATGGGCGTAAACGTTGCCATGATCATCCCGCCCGTAGTCAGCGTCCGGGTCAGGCCCTCGACGTAAATGTCCATCGGCGGCTCCTCATCGAACCACACCACGTCACGCTCTGTGCCTTGCCACGCCTTCCGGCCCTGGTCGTATGAACGGAACTGGATGATCGAGAACCCGCCCGCCACATGCCGGACGAGCGCGAAGTCCACATGGTTCGGGATACCCATGGCCGGCGCGATACGCCCCAGCCGCTTGCCCGGTATCAGCCCCGTTCCCCGCGCACTTGGCGGGCCTAGAAGCTTGCCCACGAGAATGTCGCGGGTCGTCGTTCCCGTGTCGCCTCCGCAGAGGATGTTGACCGGCTTCTCAAAGCGCCTGCCCGGCCACCAGTCGGGATACTCACCTGTCAGATGCAGAGCGACCTCGTAACCGCCTAGGCCCTCGGTCTTGCCCACCCTGTTTGCAGCGATTGCAGCCCGTTCGCGGTGTTCCTTGCCAGCAGCGAAAAAGGCAAGATGTTTCGCATAGAGTTCGCGGCGTAGCGGTCCATCGTCCGGGTAGTAAGCATCAATCTTGCGCTGCGCCTTGGAGTTCTCATGCCTGCGCGCAAGTTCCTTCCTTGCGGCATCTAAAAGGACCGTGCGCGCCCGATCGCGGAGATCAGCCGTCTGCATCGCCGCCAAGCTGGGCTATCAACTCCTGCACCTGCTCGTCAGTCATGGTCCCAAGCGCGCCCACAATCGCTACAGGCCCGCCATTTGCGCCTGTGATGGCCTGGGGGGCCTTTCCATAGCGCCGGTCCATCAGTTCCTTGTAAGCCGCTACACGGGCCGCCTGTGGCGTTTCCACCGAGGCTGCAATGCTGTGCAGGCCAACGATCAGCTCGCGCGGGTCAACAACCGAGTCGATGATTGCTTGCAGGTCTTTCGTGACCTTGCTTTTGGCTTTCGAGGGTCGCCCCGCACCACTTCGCTTGCCGCCTCTGGGCATTTCTGAATTCTCTGATTTTTATCGATTTCCGTATGACGCAGCGTCAGGCCGTCATCGTTTAGCGGTTCAGTTCGGCTCACGTCCTGCGAACATGGCGCAGACGAGAAATCCGAGGGTGAAGGATAGGGAGGCTGTTGCGTAGAGGGTGAGCCAGTCCATCACGGGACGCCCAATGCTACAGCCCATGTCTGGATGGTCGCTCGGTTTAGGAATGCGTCCTCGGCTACCAGCCCGTACAGGTTGATGTCGCTAAAGCCGCCAGCGCCGCCCATGCTCACAGAGTTGGACGCCGTGTTATCCGTCACGCCATCGGTCGAGAAGCTTGTCGTTGAGCCGTCCACGCTGTTGTTGATGTATTGCGTCAGGTTGGAGTTAGTCCAATCGAACTCGGCAAGGTGGCAGACGGGGTCAGTCGTGCCGATGCTCGCTGACGATGCCACGTTGACCTGACTGTCTGCGTTCTGACGCCTGCCGCCCGCGCCGTACTTGTTTGCTGTTGTGCCGCCGAACAGCGCAGCCCTTGCTGACGCCGTAGTTGCGCGCGACCAGTTGACCACGAATTTGGATGTCGCAGGGCTGGAGCGCCATTTGTAGACCGCTGCGATCTGACCGGAACCGACATTGCGGAAAACGTCGGGGTACAGTGAGGTCATGTTGTTCGATATGTCGTCGGTGCCGTCGAACTCCAGGTATTTCGTCCCGCCAGAAATCCGCAGGGTCGGCCTGCCCGCGTCCGCTGCGCCGAACTGGATGAAGCCGCCCAGCGTTCCCCAGTTCTTGAGGGTGCCGACAGGGTCGCCGTCTGCCGTCGCCTCGGTCGTCTGGCTGGTACGCTCCTGATAGCACGAACCAGCCTGCGACACGTCGATGAGAATGGCCGGATTGAGTGCGAGCAGATCGCCAAAGGCTGACGCTGCCGGGGTCGCGCTGTCTGTAGACGAATAGCTGCCCTGTCCCGCAGAACTGACCGCCGCAACACGGTAATAGTAGGTGACACCGTTGGTCCGTCCCGTGTGGAGGTACGTTACCGCTGTCGATGTCCCGTCGCTGACAATCGTCCAGTTTGTCGATCCATCGAGGCTGAACTCAATCACGTAATCAGTGATTGTCGCGTGGCTGTAAGTTGGCGCCGTCCATTCAAGCAGGACGGCAGAGCTTTGAGCCGTAGCGTTCAGGCCCGTAACCTGGCCGGGAACCTGCGGGCTAAGCGCAATAGCCGAGAGCAGAGCAGCGTATGCGCGTGTACCCTTTTCGATTGTACCAGCGCGGTCGAAGTGGACGCCGTCGGTCGTGTCTAGTTCCGTAGGCGTTACCGTGTTGATGAACGCCGTATATGGCAACCGCGTCGGCGTTGCGGCCAGAACGGCTTGCCCAGCCGTCAGGCTCGCAGATGTCACGTAATCCTGCGCGATGCCGCACACGACCCACGGCAGGTTAGGCGCGCTGACAGAGGCGCGGAAATCAGTGATCAGCTCGTCAGTTTTTGCCGCCATCGTTGATGGATCGGCAACCGCTGGAGCCTCGCCCGGAACGCCGAAGGCGCACAACAGGGTCGCGCCAGGCGATGCAGCCAGCGCGGCGAGCGTGCGTGATACCGCGTTGACCTTGAGTGTGCCGCCGTCTTCCCAGTTGCTGCCAGTGTAGCCCGTGCCGGATTTGGCGTTACCGACGAAAATCAGCGTGTCGAGAGGATAGGCGGCCAGCCAAAGCTCTGCAAACGATATCCACGGGCTGACCTTGGTCGGCGCTGGCTCGACGTAATCGATCTGGCTGCGCGCGGCGAGGCTTTCCAAGGCCCCTGCGTGTGTCCAGTGATAGCAA